TAGCGTTACAGCTACTAGCCCAGTAACTAGCACAGGTGGAGCTACACCAGTTATTGCTATGCCAGCAGCTACTACAAGCGTAAATGGTTATCTTACAAGTACAGATTGGAATACCTTTAATGGTAAGTCTAATACAAATGGAACAGTTACAAGCGTTGCAGCCTTAACACTAGGCACAACAGGTACTGATCTAACTTCAACAGTAGCTGATGGTACTACTACACCAGTTATCACTTTAAATGTACCTACAGCATCAGCTTCAAATAGAGGTGTATTATCTTCTGCTGATTGGACTACTTTTAATAATAAAGGAAGTGGTACAGTAACTTCAGCTTCAGTGGTTTCAGCTAATGGCTTTGCAGGTACAGTTGCAACGGATACAACAACCCCAGCTATTACATTAACAACATCTATTACAGGTGTATTAAAAGGTAATGGTACAGCACTTAGTGCAGCAACTGCAGGTACAGACTATGTAGCTCCAGGAACTGCAACTTCATTCACAGCAAAACAAACATTCACAGGAGCAACAGCTTCTTTAGCCTCTTCATTTGTTAATGCTACAGAAACAACTACAATATCTGCTACTGCTGCTACTGGTACGATCAACTATGATGTTACAACTCAATCAGTTCTTTACTACACATCTAATGCTTCAGCTAACTGGACAGTCAATGTTAGAGGTAATGGAACAACATCTTTAAATACTTTAATGACTACAGGTGATTCACTTACAGTAGTATTCCTAGTCACTCAAGGTGCAACAGCTTACTATAACAACGCAATTACAATTGACGGCACATCTGTCACACCTAAATATCAAGGTGGCACAGCACCAACGTCAGGTAACGCTTCAGGAATAGACGCTTACTCATATACTATTGTTAAAACAGGTTCAGCCGCATTTACAGTATTAGCAGCACAAACACAATTTAAGTAGGAATTAGTTAATGTCATTATTGTCAAGACTAGCCGTTCAAGCAGCAAGAGCTTATGGTGTATTGTCATCTAAAAGCACTAATGTATTTGCTTCATATCTTGTTGTTGCTGGAGCAGGTGGTGGAGGTTCAGGTGCTGGCGCTGGCGGTGGTGGAGGTGCAGGTGGACTTTTAACTTCTACATTTACATTATCAACATTAAATTCTTATACAGTTGCAGTTGGTGCTGGTGGTGCTGGTTCTGTTAATGTTACATCTATTGGGTCAAGTGGAACTAGCTCCTCTGTTTCAGGAACAGGTTTAACTACTGTAACAACTACAGGCGGTGGAGGTGGAGCATCTGATGATATAAATGTTCCACAAAATACAGGTGGTAATGGTGGTTCAGGTGGCGGTGGCGGAGGTGGCGGAACAGGTGGTTCTGTTGGAGGCACAGGCGTATCAGGTCAAGGTTTTGCTGGAGGATATTCAACTGCTGGAGGAAATAGAGGTGGTGGCGGTGGCGGTGGCTCATCAGCAGTAGGTTCTATTTCTACTAATGCAAATGGTGCAAATGGTGGTGCAGGAACTGCGTCATCTATAAGCGGTTCTTCAGTAACTTATGCAGGTGGTGGAGGCGGTGGTTCTCAAGCATCTACGGCTGGAACTGCTACAGGCGGTGGTGGTGCTGGTTCTGTTTCAAATACCGCAGCTACCGCAGGAACGGCAAATACAGGCGGTGGTGGAGGTGGTAGAGGTTTATCTAATGGTGGTGCTGCAGGCGGTTCAGGCGTAGTCATCATATCTTACGCATCTGCTACACCTAAATTTGTAGGTGGCACAATTACTACTTCAGGTGGTAATCAAATACATACATTCACAGCTTCAGGAACATTAGTCCCTGCTACAGCAGTTACAGCTAATTATTTAGTAGTGGCTGGTGGTGGTGGTGCTGGGAATGATAGAGCTGGTGGTGGCGGAGCTGGTGGTTTACTAGCATCTACAGCTACACTTTATTATCCTGCAACTTACACAGTAACTGTCGGTGCTGGTGGAAATGCAGGAAGTGCAGGTGGTGTTGGTAGTAATGGCTCAAATTCAGTTATTAGTGGCACAGGCTTAACTACAATTACTTCTACTGGAGGTGGTGGTTCAGGTGGTGGTAGTAGTGCTAATGGTTCAGCAGGCGGTTCAGGTGGTGGTGGTGCATATAATTCAGGCACAGGTGGTGCTGGCACATCAGGACAAGGTAACGCAGGTGGAGCAGGTTCAAATAACTTTCCTCAAGTGGGTGCAGGCGGTGGTGGAGGTGCTGGAGCAGTAGGAGCAGTAGGAACATCAAGCGCAGGTGGTAACGGAGGTAATGGTTCTGCATCAAGCATTTCAGGTTCAAGCGTAACTTATGCTGGTGGGGGCGGTGGTGGAGCATTAGGTGGAACAGCAGCTACTGGAGGAACAGGTGGGGGCGGTAATGCTAATCCAGGTACTGGCACAGCAGGTTCTGCTGGAACTGCCAATTTAGGCGGTGGTGGCGGCGGTGGTGGAGGTTCTCTTGGTAATGGCGGTGCAGGCGGTAGCGGAATAGTTATCATCTCATACGCTGGCTCACAACAATTTACAGGCGGAACTGTAACAACATCAGGTGGAAACACAATACATACATTTACTGCAAGCGGAAGTTTAGCTCCTGCTTATTCTGCTACATATTTAGTGGTTGCAGGCGGCGGTGGAGGTAACTCAGGAGGTGGTGGTGCTGGTGGATTATTAACTTCATCTACATTTTTAAATATTGGAACAGCTTATACAGTAACTGTAGGAGCAGCTGGAACAGGTGGTGTAGGCAATGTTCAGCCAACAAATGGTAGCAATTCAGTTTTATCAGGAACAGGAATTACAACTGTTACTTCTACAGGTGGTGGTTATGGAGGACAACAATCCATTAATAGCACTTCAGGCAATGGTGGTTCAGGCGGCGGTGGCGGTAGAAACTCAACCACATTTGGAACAGGCACTTCAGGACAAGGATTTAATGGTGGCCCTGGCACAACTACAGCACCATTCCCAGCAGGTGGCGGTGGCGGAGCAGGAGCTGTTGGTGGAACAGGTTCAGGAAGTGTAGCAGGTGCAGGTGGTGTGGGTATTCAATCATCTATATCAGGCACAGCTACATATTATGCTGGCGGTGGCGGTGGCTCACTTGAAGGAAGTGGTGTTACAGGCGGTGCAGGCGGGTTAGGTGGTGGCGGTGCTGGTTCAGCAACTACAGGAACTGCTGGCACAACTAATACTGGAGGAGGTGGTGGTGGAGGTGTAAATCTTGGGCCTAACGCAGCTGGAGCAGCTGGTGGTTCAGGTGTAGTAATATTATCTGTTCCTACTACTAGATATTCAGGCACTACAACAGGAAGCCCAACTGTAACAACAAGTGGTGCTAACACTATATTAACATTTACTGCTTCAGGAAGTTATACAGCTTAACAACAAAGGACATAACATGGCACATTTTGCTCAATTAGAAAACAACATAGTAACTCAAGTAATAGTAGTATCTAACCAAGACATTCTTGATGAAAACGGACAAGAGTCAGAACAAAAAGGTATAGACTTTTGCTCTAATCTTTTAGGTGGCACTTGGAAACAAACATCTTATAACGGCAACATTCGTAAAAATTACGCTGGTATTGGATACACTTATGATGAAACATTAGATGCTTTTATTGCACCTAAACCATTTAACTCATGGGTACTAGATGAAACAACAGCACAATGGAAAGCACCTGTAGATATGCCTACAGATGATAAAAGATACTCTTGGAATGAAGAAACATTAACTTGGACTGAAAGTATAGGTATATAAGATGGTTAAGTCAAATGTAGAGGCACGATTATCCACTCACGAAGAGGTCTGTGCCCTTCGTTATGAACAAATTAATGCTCGTCTTAAAAGACTAGAGCAGATTCTTTTAGGAACCGCAGGGTTTGTAATTGTTTTTTTACTAACACATAAATTCTTTTAAGATGTTATTAACTAAACAAAACTTGCGTAAACTTTATGCCTGTTTTGTTAAACTACCACCCTTTAATCTTTACCCAATGCCAGCCCCTCATAAAGTGGGCTTTGGAGTGATGGATACAAAGGGAGAAGTGTTAGGGTACTTTCACACCTACCCTACAAGAATAGAAATGGTCCATTGTATGTTATGGAATAGTGGACATACGGATTATGATAAGCACTCAGTTAAATTTACAAAGTATTCAAAGATGGTTTGTGATGAATATAACTTTAATTTAGAGGAATTTTAATGGATCCAATAACCATACTATCTGCATTCTTACCTGTAGCTATGGATTTAGGTAAGTCTCTTATTAATAAGTTTGTAGCACCCGATGTGTTTAAACCAGCTACTATTGAACAATATACCCAAATGAAGAGTATAGATTTAGAGTTCTTTAAGGTTATGAATGAGGTTGGGGCAGGTAATCCATCTTACCCTTGGGTAGAAGCCATAGTTAGATTAATGCGTCCTATAATAGGGGTTCTTGTGCTTTCTACATGGGTATATACGATATGTACTGGACAACCAAGTGATGAGGTTAATAACTTTGCTAGTGCAGTTGGATTCTATCTCTTTGGAGAACGCAGTTTGTTCTACATTAAGAAGAAATGAAACTAACTCCTAACTTTAGTTTAGAAGAACTTACATTTAGTCAAGTAGCATCAAGAAGAGGAGTAGATAATACACCCTCTGCTAAAGTAAAAGATAATTTAGAAAGACTTGCTTTATTTTTAGAACAAGTCCGTAAAGTGGTTAATAAACCCATATCCATAAGTTCAGGATATAGATCAAAGGAAGTTAATGAATCAGTGGGTGGATCTAAAACATCTCAACATTGTGAGGGGTGTGCAGCTGACTTTAATGTCAAGGGAATGTCTCCTGATGCTGTGGTTAGAGCCATTGTCACTGCTGATATTCCTTACGATCAGGTTATATTAGAATTTGATAGTTGGGTACATATATCTATTCCAACTGTTAAAGGAAGTACTCCTAGAAAGCAAGCTTTAATTATAGATAACAAAGGAAAAAGAGACTTTAAATGAAGAAAACTCCTACAACTAAGATGGGTAAACAAAAGAAGATTGGTAAGGTAATGAGTGAGTATAAAGCAGGTACACTCAATACTGGTTCTAAAAAAGGTCCCATTGTAACATCTAAGAAGCAAGCAATTGCTATTGCATTATCACAAGCAGGTATGTCTAAAAAGAAAAGGAAATAATTATGCCAATGGTAAACGGAAAAAAATATAGCTACACTAAGACTGGTATGGAAGCAGCTAAAAAAGCAGCTAAGAAATCAGGTAAAAAAATGGTTGTTAAACCTAAAAAGAAAGTTATGAAGAGTGGCTACTAAACCAGGACTCTATGCTAATATTAATGCTAAGCGTGCTAGAATTAAAGCAGGCTCAGGTGAAAAGATGCGTAAGGTAGGGGCGAAAGGTGCTCCTACTGCTAAAGCGTTTAAACAATCATTAAAGACGGCTAAAAAGAAATGATTAAAAAAGGTAAAGAAACTTTTGCTGGTTATAACAAACCTAAGAAGACTCCCTCTCACCCTACAAAGAGTCATGCAGTTGTGGCTAAAGTAGGTGAAACAGAAAAGTTAATTAGGTTTGGTCAGCAAGGTGTTAGTGGTGCAGGTTCTGCCCCTAAAACAGATGCAGAGAAAGCTAGACAGAAGTCTTTTAAAGCAAGGCACGCTAAGAATATAGCTAAAGGTAAGATGAGTGCGGCATATTGGGCTGACAAGGTTAAATGGTAAGAAATTAGTTGACAAATAGCCATTCTTATGGTATAATTGTTATATACACTGGGAAAATAATACATGACTTATTTAGAAATTGTCAATAAGGTTTTACGAAGATTAAGAGAACCAACAGTAGCATCTGTGAGTGAAAACTCATATAGTGCACTTATTGGCGAACTTGTCAATGTATCCAAACGAGAGATAGAAGATGCTTGGAACTGGGCTGCTTTAAGAACAACTCTTACAGCTACTACTGCTCCTGATCTATTCAACTATGTTCTTCGTGGTGCTGGAACTCGCTTTAGAGTTTTAGAGGTTATTAATGACACTGATAATTTCTTTATGCAACCAAGAGATGGTAGATGGTTTGAATCTCATTTATTACTAACATCTGTACAAAAGGGTAGTCCAATATACTACAATTTTAATGGTGTTACTGTTTATGGTGATTCTCAAGTAGATGTATTCCCAGTACCTGACGCTGTTTACACATTACGCTTTAATGTGGTTATGCCACAAGATGATTTAACTCTTGACACTGAAGTAGTACAAATACCTTATACGCTTCTTATTGAAGCAACACTTGCTAGGGCAATTGCTGAAAGAGGTGAAGATGGTGGTAATCAAGATCAAGAGATGCGTTATAGAAATATGTTAGCTGACCTCATTGCAATTGAGAATGGTCAAAGAGTAGAAGAAACTACTTGGTATCCTAACTAGCATGGCTGGAACCTTAAAAACTACATCCATCTCAGCACCAGGATTCATGGGTTTAAATACCCAAGATTCTTCTGTTACGCTTGAAAGTGGGTATGCTTCTATAGCAACTAATTGTATCATAGATAAATATGGTAGATTGGGTGCTAGAAAAGGTTGGGATGCTGTTACAAATGCTACTAATGCAGTTGTTACAGGAAGTATCTCAACTACTACTTTAACTGTATCAGAGGTACAGGTGGAGTAGGTACTTATACAGTAAGTGCATCTCAAACAGTTTCTAGTAGAACCATAACTGCTTCTAATGCGTTAGGTTCAGAACATGCTATTGGATCTATATTTGAATTTAAAGAAGTAGATGGAACTATAACTTATCTATCTGCAGGAAACAATAAACTATTTACTGGTACTGAGACTTTAGTTGAACAAATACCTAAAGCAGCTAACCAAACTACTCCCTCACCTATTAGTCCTACGGATGATAGATGGCAGTTTGCTTCCTTAGCAGAAGGTAGTGGTATCTCAGCAGCATCTTATGGCTTTGCTGCACAGATTGGTAATCCATTTTTAGTATGGAGAAAATCATCTCACTCAGGTCCATTTATATGGCAAAGAATTGGTGACTATGGTGCTAAACCTTCAGGAGTAACTACATTTGACCCTGATTGTGTGTTAGCAGCTTTTGGTAGAATATGGGTAGCAAGTCTTACAAGCCATAAACAAACTATTTATTATAGTGCTCTTTTAGATGGTGCTCATTTTACTGGCACTGGCTCAGGTCTATTAGATATTAGTTCTGTTATTGGTAATAATGATGAAATAACAGCTATAGCTTATCATAATAAGTATTTAGTTATCTTTTGTAAAAATAACATTGTAGTTTATCAAGGTGCTAATGATCCTACAACAATGACATTAGCTGACACTATTAAAGGTGTTGGGTGTATTGCAAGAGACTCAGTACAAAATACAGGTAATGACTTAATATTTTTATCTAAGAGTGGTGTAAGAAGCTTTAACAGAACAGTGCAAGAAAATACAATGCCACTTCGTGAACTATCTCTTAACATTAGAGATGACTTAGTTGGCTATTTAGCTGTAGAAACTACGAATAATATTAGAAGTGCCTATTATGAAAAAGATGCTTTTTATCTTTTAACATTTCCAGGTTCTAAAGTTACAGTTTATTTTGATTTAAGGCAAGTCCTTCAAAATGGAGCAGCTAGAAGTACTTTATGGAATAGCACTGATGGTGTGCCTTATACAGCATTTTGTTCTACAGAAGACAGAGAACTACTAATTGGACTTCCTGGTAAGATTGCTAAATACAATGGTTATTTAGATGGAACTACAACATATAATATGACTTATTATACATCTAGTTCTGACTTAGGTAGTGCTACAACTAATAAGATGCTAAAGAAAGCTTCTTTAGTTATCATTGGTACTGGAGATCAAGACTTCTCATTTAAGTATGGTTATGACTATACATTAAATTATACTTCACAACCTATTAATAGAAATTTAGGTACAGGTATATATAGTACTTTTAATAGCACTTTTGAGTATAATATTGCTAAGTATTCTTCAGTAGGTATTGGTGTTAATACAATTTCAGTGCCTTTAGGTGGATCAGGAAAAGTAATACAATTTGGAGTTGAATCAGAGATTAACGATAATCCAGTGTCTATTCAAAAAATAGATGTTTATTTACAAACAGGGAAAATGATATAATGGCAAACTATACCAAGGCAACCAATTTCTTAGCAAAAGATTCTCTAGCAACAGGAGATCCTGCTAAGATTATTAAAGGTTCAGAATTTGATACTGAGTTTAATGCTTTACAAACAGCAGTGAATAGTAAAGCTAATTCTATTTCTCCAGCTTTTACTGGTACTCCTACAGCTCCTACGGCTGCCACTGCAACAAATACAACACAGCTTGCTACAACAGAGTTTGTAACAGCGGCTGTAACGGCTTCTTTTCCTGCAGGTGGTATTATTATTTGGTCAGGATCTGCTGCAGCTATTCCTACAGGTTGGTTATTATGTAATGGATCAAGCTCAACTCCTGATTTAAGAAATAGATTTGTAGTTGGTGCTGGTTCCACTTATGCAGTTGGTGCCACTGGTGGTACTGCAGATGCTGTAGTAGTTAGCCATACACATACTGCAACAGTTACAGATTCAGGTCACTCACATACATTAACAAATTATGGTTCTGCTCAAGCTGGTTCAGATAATGGCGGAGCACCAGTTATGTCATCTACAGGATATGGTACAGGAAGAGAACCAAACCCTACAAATACAGCAACAACAGGAATTACAGTGGCAAATAGTACAGTTGGTGTAAGTGGTACAAATCAAAACCTACCTCCGTACTATGCTTTATGTTACATTATGAAGAGTTAATGAGTAAGATAGAATATGTAAACCTTCTCTATAGGATTTATGGAAGCCCTAAAGAGAATAAAAAGAAGTTTTTAGAAGAAGCAGCTACTTGGGAATATTACGACAGAGGTTTAATATGAGTTTTATTACAGATGCTTTATTTGGTGAAGATAAGCCTGATTATAGTAAGGCAGAATTTCAGCCATATAGTATTAAAGGACCAGCAGGTGGTATTTCTTACCAAGGAAAAACTGGTACAATTGAACTTTCTCCTGAACTTCAAGCTTTATATGCTAGGTTTACTGGAGCTGCTACTGAAGCTTTACCATCAACAGAGCAAATGGGTTTTGCTACTGATGTATCTAATTTAGGTAAAGGTTTATTTGCTAGAGGTGCTGGTATAGATATTGGTGCTAAGACTAGAGACTATTATAATCAAGTTCTTGCTGGCATGGAGCCACAAAGAGCTCAAGAAGAAACTCGACTTGCTGATACATTATTCTCGCAAGGTCGTACAGGAGCTGGCGTTGGAGTTGGTGGTGGTGGTTATATTAATCCTGAACAGTATGCTTTATTTAAAGCAAGAGAAGAAGCTAATAGAAATATCTATTTAGGTGCTGAAGATAGAGCAAGACAACAACAGATTGATGATCTTAGAAATGCTTTAGGTTTCTATGGCACTGGTCAAGAGCTTAAAACAGCTCCTTATGCTACATCTGCTAATATTCTTGGTTATGGTACAGGTTTATTTAGTGCTGTTAATCCTTACATTACGCCATCTGTTCAATTAGGACAAGCTGGTGCTGAAGCTGGTGGTAGAATTGTAGGAGCACAACAACAAGGTTATGGACAAAATCTTGGTTTTTGGGGTAGTTTACTAGGAGGAGGTTAATCATGGCTAATGTTGTTAAAGGTTTATTTGGTGATATATTAGGACCTTCTCCTGAGGAAGTCCAACAAGGAATAGACACTAGGGATACTAGAGGTGGTCTTGGAAGAGTTCTCATTACTAAAGGTGCAAGAGAACTAGGATCATTATTTGGTATTGAAGATCCTGCTTTAGTGAGAGCTAAAAAAGTTAGACAAGCTCTTTCAGAAGCTCAAAGTCAATTAAATCCTGAAGATTTACAAAACCCTAATGTTCTATATCCAAAACTTATTGAGACTTTTAAAGCATACGACTTACCTGAAGAAGCTCTTCAATTAGGTCAATATGCTATTTCTCAAAGAGCTGACTTAGCCCTAACTGACGCTAAGACTCAAGTAGAAATTAAAAAAGCCCTTACTGAAAAAGAAGGTAAGAAATCTAATTTAGAAAAAGCTTTAGATAACTTATCTGCTGCGGAAACAGCTTTAGCAGCCGATCCTACTAATGAGTCATTAAAACTTCGTGTTAAAGCTTTTGGTGGAGAAGTAGAGAAACTTTCTACAGAGAAAGAGTCAACTGATCGTCAGTTTGCTGAAGCAAATACTATTCTTAATGATCCAAAAGCTACAGCAGAACAAAAGAAAATTGCACAACAAACTGTTGATAGACTTTATCCTCTTAAAGCTCAAGGTATGGGTCAATTTCAAAAGAATCCTGTTACAGGTGAATTTGAACCTATTCCAGGGACTCCTGCAGCTGACAAAGCAATTGACAAAGAGAAGAAAGAAGTAAATCGACTTAATAATCAATTAGCTTCTGTAAATCTTGTAGATAGGACTATTGATAAAGCTATAGGTCAACTTTCTCCTAAGACAACAGGTATTGTTGGTGTTGGTGCTTCTAAGATTCCTGGTACAGATGCCTATACTCTTAAAGCTACACTTAATACAGTTGTTGCAAACTTAGGTTTTGATAAGTTACAAGCTATGAGAGATGCTTCACCAACTGGTGGTGCACTTGGTCAAGTTGCTGTTAAAGAAATTGAGTTCTTACAACAAACCATTGCTTCTTTAGATCAAGGTTTATCACAAGAGGAACTAGCTAAAAATTTAGGTGAAATTAAAGCATCTTATGCTAGACTTCAAAAAGCTCTTAA